GAGCGTAGCCCTACGCGGATCATTCTCAGGAAGGGCACTAAGTTCCCTTGCGTAATTATCACGTTCTACTTTAGATGTGTTGATATCACTACGAAGATTAGCAATGCTACCACTCAAGTCAGCAGTAGTTGTAGTTGCTTGTCCACGAGTTTGCTGTTGGTATGCCTGAACATCTTCTTGATATTTCTTAAACAGATCAGCAGATGTTTTTGCAGCTTCAGTTTGTGTGCTATATGTATTAGCAGCCTTTATGATAGCATTAGCATTCCAGTCAGCATCAGATTGTTTTCTAAATCCTGTTTGAACTACTGCACCAGTGTCAAACACCATATCAAACCCACCAGTTGCATTCTTTTGCAACGTATAGGATGTAGGTTTTTCACCTGACTTTAGAACATTGGTAGCAGCAGACACAATATCAGGACGACTAATACCAATATCTGTTACAATTTTAGTAGGGTCATCTACAGTAGATATAGGCGGCGGGGCAATAGGAATACCTACAGGTGTAGTGGTAGCATCAGCAGTGACATCACCACCGGGAGCCATTTTAATAGTAGGCATAGTGCTATTGGACAGCATCTTTTGTGCTGATTCAGCATACTGATTAATACGACTGGCTGCATCAGGATTTTGAGACAGAAAGTTTTGAACATTGGAACTGTCTACATACCCGCCATACCCCATTTTCTTGATGAGGGTTACTGTTTGTTCGGGAGTAAATCCGGCAAATTTTTTAGCCATGTCTTTTACCTTACTGCGATTGCTGCTGCTTAATCATCTGCTCGACATACTGCCGAATAGCCTTAATGTTTTCATCAATGCGAGCCATAGCCACAGCCTGATCTTGCACAATCTTTTCTAGACTTGCAGTGCGCGCATCGAGCCTCACGATATCCATAGCATTACGATCAATAGTGCTGCTCATGTTGCTTACAGTCCACACAATAGCTGCAGCTTGCATGACTAATGCAACGATAAGGGAAATGGGAACACTCTTGCTAAGATGCCAAGACTCTTTGTTCTCTTCCATTTTATTGTCACTCCGGTTTAACAGGCCATGTAATACTGTAGGGGAAGCCTTCTTGTTGAGGGATGTCCCGAAGTGCTTGGCGATATGCCGCCCATGCAGCTTGATCAACAGGAGCATCTGCTACTTGTGTCCAATCTGAAGCTGCTAGCAATTTGTTACGATTAGCGCGGACTTCTTCAGTGGTAGGTGGAGCAGTTACAGCAGCAATTTCTTCACTGGTATAGGGACGAATTGTTTGTTCGCCAGTTGCTGCGTTAGTGATGACTTCAAAATACTCCATGTTATTTCACCCCGTAAACCAAGATTGAGCCAGCATCAAAGTTGCCTGTCACAAGCACAAAAGAAATACTTGTAGACGCATTTGTTATAGTTAAATCACCGCTAAGTGTGGTATTTCCACCTCCAGAAGTAATATTAGAAGCATAAGTTCCTACCCCAAGGTCTATGTTAATCATTCCATACCAAGAGTTGCCTGCACTACTTAGCGCGCTACCAATTGCATTTCCTTCCAAAGTTAAAGTAGAAGCACCTGAAGTTCCACTTACCGCTCTAACTTCAATATAAAGAAGGCGGTAGTTTGTTAAAGTAAGCCCAGAAAGCGTCTGTGTAGTGCCGCTTGTTGTTGTAATAGTTCCAAGAAGCGTATAACTATTTGTTGCTGGAGGTGCTGCGCTTGTCCACGTTGATCCGTTAGATGTGAGAAGATTACCACTTGTTCCCGGTGCAACAACTTGGAACGAAGAGGTTCCATTTCCGAGCAGGACATTATTTGCTGTAAATGAGGATGCGCCAGTTCCGCCATTAGACACAGAAAGATCAGTGCCAGACCAATTTGAGTTATCAATAGTAGAAAGTGTCGCTAAACTTCCGAGTCCAAGAGACGTTCTTGCTGTAGCACCGTTCTCTGCAACCCAAGTTGCTCCATTTCCAACAATAAAGTTGCCATCCGTAACTGCAAGGCTAGCAATAGCAGTCAGATCACTATCAAGCGGCTGCTTGGCGTTAAGCTGGTTTTGAATGGAACTAGTTGCACTAGACAGATAGCCGAGTTCAGTGGCAGATACAGAAGATGCAGCAACCTTGCCTGAAGCATCAGACACGAGTGCCCGAGATGCAGTAAGGTTAGACGAAGTGATGCTCGATGCACCGCCAGTGATTGTAGCCTGTGCGCCAAGATTTGTCAAGGCACTTGCTGCACTTGTGGCACCTGTACCACCATTGGCAACAGCAAGAGTGCCAGCAATGGTGATAGTACCAGAGCCAGTGATGGGGCCACCAGAGGTAGTAAGACCAGTAGTGCCACCCGAGACACCAACAGATGTAACAGTGCCGCCACCAAGACTACCAGCAGAGATGAATGAAAGGTTGCCAGAGCCATCAGTCTGAAGCAGATCGCCAGAAAAACCATCCGTAGTAGGCAGCGTGAGTGTCACATTAGATGCAAGGTTAGCAGGAGCCTTAAGTGCAACATAGTTGCTACCATTTGTGGTAATCTCAGGCAAACGAATTTCAGCACCAGCAAGGGCATTGCCAGTGACAGTAAACGGAGAGTCTTTGACAGTGTTAAGCTGAGTTTGAATGTTGGATGTGGCACCACTGACGTAGCTGAGTTCAGTGCCTGTAGCAGAAATGCCAAGAGATGCAATAGCCGTGTTACCAGTCTCTGCAACCCATGTGGAGCCATTGCCTACAATGAAGGTGCCATCAGCTTTAGTGAGGGCAGCAATGGCGTCAAGATCAGCATCCCATGCCTGCACGTTTGTGCCAATAGCAACACCAAGAGTAGCACGTTGATCTGATACAGTAGCATCATCCAGCAGCGCACGAGCAACAGATGTAAGCGGAGTGACAGCATACGAATTGCTGCTTGTAGTGTAGATCATGCGATCTGCAGTAGTAGACAAGCCGCTAATGGATGTCAGCGCAGAGTTAAGCGGCTGCTTGTTGCCAAGCTGCGTCTGGATAGGAGATGTTACACCGCTGGTATAATTGAGTTCAGTAGACGTAGCCGTAATACCGCCTATAGCATTGATGCTTGCAGCGGTAGCAGTGATGGCAGTGCCGCCTAGAGTGATGCTGCCAACTTTGGCGTCACCCTGAAGATACAAATCCTTGAACTCTTTAGTCGTAGTACCAAGATCAACAGTGTTGTCAGTCTTAGGCTCAAGCGTAGAAGCAGTAGCCACAACATCTTGCGAAGGACCAATCTTGGTGATAGCTGCACCATTGGCTGAGCTACCATCGTGAACGTGTCCAGTTGAGGCATTGAATGCAGCCTCAATGGCGTTGAACTCAGCATCAAGATCGTCCGCGTCAACAACGCTACCGTTACTGATCTTGTTAGTAGTGTCTTGCCTGATATATCCAGCCATGTTAACGTCTTTCGTTTGTTGCGTATTCTAGAACCGCTGTGTCCAGCGTGAATGAACTGTTGATAGAATTGTCTTCAATACGAATTGCAAATGTTCTGCCTGAACCTATGATCAAGTTTCTGTATTCTTTTTCAAGGATAGCGCCATAGATAGCGGCACCATATACAGTGTTACTGCCACCGTACACAAATGTTGTAGTACCTGCAGTAGACACCGTGATCTGATTAGGTTGTATCACATTAATGGAATCAAAGTCAAGTCTAATTGATAAACTAAACTCAAATGTTCCATCAGGATCAACAAAAAGTGTCAGCCTATGATACGTCTTCCTGACTTGAGGATCAGTGATGGGCATAAACGGAGATTGATAGATAGCCTCAATGTCTGCGCCATCAAAGCCATTCGTCTGCTCAAGTCGATACACGTAGCCATCGTTGTTGGCAAACACAATGACTTCGCCCAATGCTGTATAGCGAGAGTCAGCCACACGGGCTTTTATACCTTTGGTTTCAGCCCACGAAAAACCAGTACCGCCTTGATCGACAAACTTTGTGCCGATGATGCCTTTGGCTGCTTCTTTTTGCTCTGAGGTAATATACCCAAAGATACGATACTGAGCTTTTTCCCTAAGCACAACACTGCAAAAGCTGTTAGACAAGGTAGTAAATCTGTCTATATCTTTCTTGATAGCTTTAGATGCAACGTCAAGGCCGAAGTCACCGATACGTTCCGTGGCACTGAGAGTGCGAAGGCCATCAGGGGCAAGGAACATAATATCGCCACCGACTTCCTGAATGGAGTCACCATCAATACAACCAATGTCTTCAGCAATAGGCTGTAGTTGGAAGTCGGCAATCGTGTTACCTACAAGTCTGACAATCTTGTTGCGGCTGAATACGATAAGCTGTTCACGGAAGGCGATGATGCCAGTAATTTCATGTGCAATGTTAATGGTGCCACCACCACTTGCAGCAGAGAAGTCAGTGTAGCTGAAGGGGGCACTAAAGATTAGGTTACGACCTTTGGCTACAAAGATGGCATTCTTGAATTGAGCAACATACTGAGCACCAACTACATCTGCAGGATAGCCTGCAGGAAAAGTCATCGTGTCAGTGTCATCTTCAAAGACACCGGGGCTGTTGACACCATCTACAAAGAAGATACGATGAGTTCCATCGAAGTTAAAATCAGTGCCACGAACAGTACCACCGAGAGCAGATGCTGTAGCAATGGTAGACCATGCAGCACCAACATTGATGTAGTAACGAGTAACATTGCTGGCATTCTTACGAGCAGCAATTACCTTAGTGCCGTTGACAACCTTTACACCAAGAATATCATCACTACCCGGAATAGCACCAGCAATGTACTTTGAGAAGCCCATGATCTTCTTGTAGCCGCCTTCAAGTGACGGCTCAAAGTTCTGCAATATCGTGGCTGAGCCTACAGCATTAATACCTTGCTGTAATGGACTCAAATTTGAAATGAGTCCACCGCGAAATTCAATAGGAAATGTTTCCCATCTTGTAGGCAATTTATCCGAGCCTCACTACAGAAGCACTAACAGGACTACGCAATACCATTGTACTACGCAAGTATTCATACCGATTGATGAGAAGAGAACGCATGTTCTTTATTCCAGCATCAAAGCGTTGTAGAGACAATGCAGCATTCTCTGTGTCACCACGGAACAGATACGCATGATACATAGCACCTTCTATAATAACATGCCGAAACTGCTCAGGAATGTTAGGTACATCATCAAATAGAATGAGATCAAAAGGAAGGCGGTAGTATTCGTAGACTACAGTGTACGCTTCATTAGGCGGCGGATAGAGGCCATACTCTTGCGAAGGAGTGCGGAATACGATATGAGGGACACCACGAATGCCAGTATCTGTGGTATTATACTCAGCATCAACGTACCGCTCAACATATTCTTCGTAATCATACGTCTGCAACTTACGAGACTCAACATTCAGCGCATTGTCACGCTTCAGCCTGAAGCTGTCCATGTTGACAGTTTTCATCTCAGTAGGAAACTGATACCGCACTACACCAGCAGTAACAGTTTCTTCAGCAGTAACGTGATTGAAGGGCCACTCGTATTGCTGATGATTGATGGTACGAATGGAGGAGTTCACTGCATCTTTGGCAGAGTTGTAAAAGCCTGTAGCTGAAGCAAAGTTAGCAGAAGTAAGCGGAACTTCATTAAGCCTAGAGTTGATGTCATTCACAAGACCGAGAAAATTGTAAGCCATCTTACTTTTCCTTTATCATCAGAAATACAACTCGCTCAGCTACAAAACCAGATGTGTCTGTTATCTGACAATAAATCTTGTACTTCTTATTGAGCGTTCCGTTGCTAAGATTGATTACAGCTACAGTCTGCGAGTTAGAGATGGCAGTATTAGTCAAACCATCAATGGTGTTGTTGATGATGAATGGTTGCTTTACACCATCAGCATCTTCAATGAACCAGCTTACAACAGCTATTGTTCTGCCCGGAGACAGAAAGCGTGACCAATCTACTGTGTAGTCCAGTAGTTCGTCAGGGTCTTTATTAGGCCACGTGAAGCTCATTAGAGTACCTACAATTGTAATCAGGCAGCGTAAACAATTCTGTTTTCAGATATAACATAGGCTGTATTCTTACGTGTACGAAGAACGTATAGTGATGTTGGGAAGGCAAAGGAAGGAATATGCCCTGCAATAGCAATGTCCTTAACTGGCACAAAGATAGTCTTACCGGCAGCAATGAGAGGCACCACACCCGATACTGCAATATTTGCTGCAGGCGGGAATATAGCAGCGCCTTTACTTACGATAGGAGCAACAACTGCTATAGTAATATTGTAAGACGGTACAGCAATGAATGCACCAGTGCTTACAATCGGCGCTTGCCCTGCAACCGCAATGTCCTTTGCAGGAACAACTACTGTCTTACCAGCGTTGATCTGAGGTGCAAATGCTGCAACAGCAATGTCAGCAGCAGGCACAAATACAGACTTACCTGCAGATACAAGAGGCGTTTCAGCGTTTACAACTGTATCAGCAGCAGGAACAAATACAGTTTTACCAGCATTTATAGCAGGAGTTTCACCAGCAACAGCAATGTCAGCAGCAGGAACAAATACAGTTTTGCCTGCATTGATTACAGGAGCAGCACCAGCAAGAGCAATATCAGCTACAGGAACGGCGACAACAATGACGCCGCTCTCACCTAAAGGGGTTGAAGCTAAAGGTGCAAATGCAAGCATCTACTGTACTTTCTTATGCAAGAGTAGGCAAAGCCGTTTCAAGACGTTCAATGTCGTCTTCATCACAAAGCGTACCGTATTGTATTTCGATGATACGAAGCTGTTTATCTGTAGGGTTGCTCAAGCAGTGCCATGCGTTTACAGCAATCTCAACTGTGTCATGTAGTTCAAGAAGATGTGCAGTGTTGTTAACAAAGGCTACAGCAGTACCTTCTGCAACATGCCAATGTTCCGAGCGATGATGATGCCGCTGCATACTCAGCTTGTGCCCCGGCTCGACAACGAGTTCCTTGACCTTCACGCCCGGTGCCTCATGCAGCACCCGGTAGTGGCCCCATAGCTTCTCGACAGTCGGAGCCTGCCACTCGCGCAGTATCCACGACGACGAGTTCTGCTTGTCTTCACCGCCGACGCCGAAGACGAAGGTGACGCCCTTGGCTGTCATCTCGGGGATGTTGTCGCGCGTCCTGTCGCCGCCGTTGGCGAAGATCAGCTTGTCGCCCGGATACGCCGCCCTAACCGCATCAATCAACCGCAGGGCGGTGCCGTCCTTGTCGTCAAACGAGATCGCCGCATCGACACAGCCCAGCGCACGGATGATCGCCAGCCGCTCTTGCAGAGGCATGAAGGCGCGACCCTTCTTGCAGATGAGCCACCCATCCGAGTTGACGCCAACCACCAGCCTGTCGCCCAACTTAGCAGCCGCCGTGAGATAGGCGATGTGGCCGCTGTGCAGAGGATCGAAGCCGCCGCTGACGATCACCGTTCTAGGCATAGGACTTCTCCTCAACCAGCTTCGAGCCGGTGACATCGTTGATCGCGCGCTTGATCTCGGCCCGCTTGTCGTTGGTCTGATAGACGGCGCGAGCAAGCTGGATGAACTCGTCGTCGAACTCCTGCCGCTTTTCCTTCACCCTGATCCGATCTTCGATCTCCCAAAGCTGCGTGTTGACCGCCTTGAGTTGGGCTTCGAGATAGGGCTGCCTGTGGCCCTGTGCCGCTCTCGTCAGGTGGAAAAGTTCCTTCTCGACGTTGACGAGTTTGAGAGCGTCGGTGATGCGCTCGGACTTGATCTGCAAGATGCTGATCTTGTCGAGAACCTCACCGACGCTAACAGGGACCTCAAGCATGGGCAGCGATGGCGTCGTTGAACGGGTGCATGTCGACGCCAGCGGGCCACTCTTTCGCCACCTGAATCTTAAGGTGATCGACGTTGCGCTGCACGGTGCCCGCCCAGTCCTCATCGCTGTCGCCGTCGGGCTTGCCCTTGTTGAGCAGGTTCACGCTGTCCATCGCAGCGTTGTAGGTGCCTTGCCAGTTCTCTTCACTCATTGTCGCTCTCCTTAAGCGGTTAAACAGTAGGGGTTGATCGGCTTGTTCTCGATCTTCACCGTCAG